ATTTTTTTAATGGATGATATCAATCACTTAGTAAAATACCTAAGAGAAAGTTGGTTATGACTTATTGGATTATCTACCTGAAGGACCTCTTCTGAGTCAAGAAAAATGGAAATTTTGGTTGAGAGACCTATAGATACTGCTAATAGCAGCTCTTTGCTAATGACTTTGGTCCAGATCATGGTAGTTATCTTATGTACCTCCTGAGAAGATATGAGGTTGACTCTTTGCAGCATCATGACCCTTTCCAAGCAATCTGAGAGGAAGATAGTAAGCATTCTGTCCTCATCCACCAAGTAGGATTTATCCCAAATCTTATTATCCTTTGACCATTCCAATATATGATTTAGTACAACTAAATAATCTAATCTCTCCACATCATTACCTACTGTGATTTCTTGGTCCTTTAAGAACTCTAGCTCCATGATTTTCCTTCTTAAAACTTGTTCAAGTCTTTTCTTAAACAGTGGAGGGCTCGACTGTACTAATTGTGTTAGCTGGTCTACTTCAGCACTCAGATTGTCTAGATCTTGTGCTGTCAGCACATGTCTTTCATCAAATGATGTTTCAAACTCACTAAGTTCTTTTAGAATCATATCATCACCCTCTTGAAGAGGATCACCAAGTAGATCGACCTCTGTGAGAATGCTAAGTAGGCAAGATAAGCTACCTATTAACTTCATGTTTCTCCCTATAGGAGGAATGGGCAGATTGTATTTCATCAAATCCAGAAGAACTTCGAATTGGCCAGAGCTCCTTGCAAGATTATCCACACTTAAGAAAAAATTATTCTCTAGAGGCATCAACAATGAAGACACCTCCCTCTCCAATTTGTTTTTTTTATCAAAATCGGTCTCTTCCATGAGGAGGTTGACAATATCATCCAGTAACTCTTCACTGATTTCCCCCAATAGATTAGCGTCAATCTTCTCCTCATCTTCCCAGTTCTGTGTGAGTCCTTGCTGCAGTATGGCCTGCTCTATGTTTAGGGGGGTTGTAGACTGCATGACTTCTTGGAACACAGCCAGATCTGTCTTCATCACTTCGCCTAATTCCATAGTTGTCTGCATTCCAGAAGACTTTTCATTGCCAGTTATTAGATCTTTATCTAATGTTGACCTGATCATCTCAGATTGTGACCGTAAATGAATTTTATAAGATTGCCAGAATCGGACCTTGCTATATCTTGAGTTTAGACCAAAGCTATCCTGGCCTCGGAATTGACTTAAATTGTCCCTTATTGTTCGATAATTGGGACTTATTCTAAGATAATCATGTATATAATTAATGGGGAAGGGCAAGCCCCTCACCCATGACTCAAAGAGCTTGTCATCATCTACAAATTCGGTAGATGTATATGTATCCCAATCTCTTATCTTTAAGCTTTCACTAATGATTGTATGCTTCCTAGGATGCTTAGATTTAGGAAATTCTATAGAAAATAACCTAATTGTATTACCTTCTAGAGAGATGTCCCAATCCAATTTCAGGAAGTTATTCAGATTATCACTGCTAATCGTGCTATCAACAACTACTGGGGCATACCCTTGTTTAGCTGACCTGTCTACAACAAAATTGCCTTGTGTATCTATGTAAAGAGAGTCTGGAGACTTGTCAGGGAATGCTTCATGGGAGACTCGGCTCTCGTCAAGGAGAGATCTCAGTCCATGGGATAAGCTATACATCTCTCTCAGAGACTTAATTTTTATTAAAACTACTTTATCATTGAAGAGCTCAATGGAACAAGGGATTCCACTGACTTCCCCTACCCAAAGACCTTTTCCTGTGTAGAAAACTTTCCTATTAGGGCCCTCCACACCCTTCTGGCGTACAGAAAAAAACCCTAAAGATCCTGATTTTGTGGAGCTAATATCCAAGAGTATTTCATTCCGATCTCCATTCATTAGATACTCTCTCAAAATCTTCAATTTCTTCCCATAGGAAGGTAAAGAGGAAATGTCTGTATCTAGCATATCTGAAGCAAGAATTAGTTTCTTCAGCATAATCAATTTGTAAGGATCATTATAAAAAAATGTAGCTAAACTATAAAGCTGATGTCTCAAGGAGCTTAGCCTGGTATCTTGAGTTGCTACACTTGATAAGACTTTCACCTGGGGCCATAGGACCCTAGTCATGGTGTCAAACACATTGTGTGATCTTGCTGGCACATCTTGCATGGTTAACTTCCTCTCCTTCTTATCTAGAGTCATTATGAAGAGGTATAAGCTCATATTATCCAAACCTGTATAGTCACAAGTTTCTTGTGCTGTGTCTCTCAAAAAGGGAAACTTTGCCTTAGCTTGTGCCCATATAGAAGCAAAAGTAGTTCTAGCTACATGTATAGAGGGTAAATCCCACCAAGCCCTCTTCACAACATCCAACATGGTTGCATTGGTAACAGTCTCTATAGGACTCCACACTGTGGTCTCTATCTTAGACTTGTTCACCAAGTAAGTATCTTGTAGATAAGATGTCCTCTCTAGTCTCCTAAGTATTTCTAAAAAGTTTTCATATTGAGATTCTAATGGGAATATAGGTAATCTCTGCAACTTATCATAATTCAAGAAAGTTTTGGATCTTTCAACATCATCAATGAGCAACCTGTATAAGGAATGTCTTTCATCCCTCAAGCAATCCCAAGTCCTGAAACATGGTCTATTGATTATGTATGCAGACGCAGACATCATCCGGATAGTAGGCTGATAAGATGAAAGACTCTGAACAGCACCCTTGTTATATATGGAGATAATCATCTGTATTTGAGCACCAGCCCAAGTTGTTCCTGGGTCGTACAATGAGATAGGGTTCTCCTCTATCATATCTATAGCATCTTCCAGAGTGCCTAGAGATGTATCCCTTCTAAAAGAGTGCCATTTCTTCTTTGAACTGAAAGGTAATCTTGCCTCTCGTAGCCCCTGCTTAAAGCTTGTGTCTACACTCCCTTCATATTCTAGCTCAATATCAGGGTCTAGCTGTTGTGTGGATATCTTTCTAGGATCCAATCTTCCTTCTTTTATCTCTCTATAAATCATGAAATCATACCCAGTGATTCCTGCACTGTAATCTGAATCTAAGTTAAAATATCCTAAAGAAGGGTTCCTACTCTTCTTTAGAAGATTGATCACATCTTCAGACAGGAGGTGATTGTGCAATCCTAGTAGAAGGTAATGTAACCATGCTTGACAAAGTTGGAGCAGGGAGCACAAGTAAGTGCTGCCACCATTCTCCAAACACTGTGTTAATACATTGTAAAATATTAGGTATCTATCTACCATAACTTCTACAAGACCTGTCTCCAAGCTAGCAGACACCCATCTGAAAGTTGGCTTGATGATCTTCCCAAAAGCCCACCATTCTGAATTATACTCCACAAGATTCACAGTTCCTATAGATGATTTGGCTTCACTTATCCAGATAGAGAAATATTCTCCTATCTTCTCCTTCCACTCCAAGATTGCATTGAGGTATTTTAGAGTTTTCTTATCTTGCTTATTACAACTGATTAAACATGCTGAATCATCACTCCCTTGAATTACAGACATATGATGAGGTATTTCATTAGCTCCTAATATCTTTCTTGATAATTCTGCAAACCCTGTCTGTAACACATCATGCACAACACCTCCTGTTCTATGTGGTATTCCTTGAAACATACCAGACATGACTGTTATTAGATTTGTCCCTTTCTTCACAAAAGGGTTTGAGCCTTCAAGGAAAGCTTCTTTTAGCCTTAATAGAAGTGGATCATGAATCTTATTTGAAGGTGTTCTAGAGAGGGTGCTTAGCAACTGTTCAGGTATTGCAATTCGTTTGTTAGTAAATAAGTAGAAGCTTTGATACAAGAATCCATGAAAGATGGGAGAAGTTAAAGAAGTCAAGATGAACATGAATTTAGACACATGATGTCTTTGACACCACTTGGTAGCATCAGCTGATTTCCCAAGTGTTATATGATCCCCTAATTTAGAGTGAGCTAAAGATTCATGATCTTTTACAAAATTATCTTTGACATGAGGCTGACACACTGAATCAGTCCCGAATTTCCTACCAATGACTAGTGACATCTTCTCAAAATAATATTGAAACATTCTTGCCATTATCTCCAAGACATGTATTTCTCTATCACCACCATGCTGATCTTTAGGGAAACAATCTGAATAGAACCATCCTCTTGCTAGCAGGGTCTGCAGGGAATAGTGCATGACTTTGGCTGGTGTTGGGAATTTGTCATTTTTAAACCTCATGTAATCTTTAATAAGTCTAACAAGGCTCGTGATTACTCGAGGTCTTTTCCCTTTAAATTTAGGGTTCAACTCTTTCAGTTGGTTTACATAAGAGGTACCTGAGCAGGATTCATCCTGTGGGAAAATTACATCAGGATCAGAAAAGTCCTTAGATGAAGCTTTCAGGGTAGACATGTCTGAAAATCTAATCCTGCTTAGGACATGCAATATCTCCTTCTTAAGTTGGAGATCATGGGTAGGACCTATTTCTGACTTCCATTGTGTTTTGACAATCTTCAAGAAATATCTTATAACATTGGGATTCCATGTATGCATTTTAGGTTTCAATTCGAATGACATTATATCTAATTCTTTATCAACAATGTTATCCTGATACCAGAGTTCTTCTTTCAAAATTTTAGAAACTATTTTATAACTTCTGTCCCCAGACTTTCCTTTGGCCTTGGAGACTACATACCCAAAATAAAAGGAGTCAACCAGCTCGTCTATTGTGACAGGGTCACGATGGAATATAGATCGAAGATTAGTATGCACCAAGGTGGTTTTCCCATCAGGATTTCTTATTCTCCTCTTCCCTACAATGTTCCTCCTATAGAAATTCATGACCTCAAATATCCTCTTCATTAGGAAGACGGAAAGTCTAGATCTTAGTATGGAAGGGAATTTGTTTAGTACTTTAAAAGGATCTGAATCAAATTCTTGTAATACCCTCATGTATAAGAATCTTGATGTAGTAACTATTTCTTCAGCATCAATCTTGTTGTTTAGAAATAGTAATAAGAGGGTCTTCCAAGTCTGGAAAAACCTGCTAGGTAGTTCTATGTTCCTTGTGAGGATGGGTAAGGAGAAGTGTTGCAAAAGATACAAACCTATTCCACACATGTATGGAGCAGCTTTTACTAGATTCTCCAGTGAATGTTCATTGAAAGACATGAAATCAGACACAATAAACTTCCCTCTCTCATATAACTCAGGCCCTAGCCTACCTGTCTCAAAGACTGTGAAATCACTTTTTAAGTATTGTAGAGAAACAAACATATGTGATCCAGTACTCCTATATAGTATCCAGATATTTTTCCCCCTTAACTTCTTCACTCCCCATTTGTTAGGTCGATGAGGTACTTTATATTCATAGGACAACTCTGTACACACATCTGTGATATCTGATGCAAACTTGACTAAATCACTACTGGCTACATGCCTCATGACCCCCTGAGATACAGACCTCGGATCTATTTCATCTTTGCAATGTGCTAGAAACTTCAAGATATTCTCATGTGGTGGGTTCTTGGAGTCAAATGAATGAAGGCTTGTATCCTCAATGAACACCCTAATGTCTTCAGTATCTGCATCAGGATCAAATGACTTATGAGCTTCTTCTTCATGCTCAAGGACACTGTCTAAACAATTCCGGAACTTGGCACCAATACCTGAAAGGGCTAAGAAATCCAAATCTCTATCAGAAAGATTTGCTTTGAAAGTATCTCTCTCCCTAAGTGTGTGTTGACTTCGTATATTCTTCGGATCAAGAGCTTCATTGATTGATCTAGCCCTGAAAGCATCTTCGCCTGCAGGGGTTTTGTTATAATCCTTAAAACTTTCATGCTCAAAGGTCTGTGCCCAAAGCTGCTCTAAGCTAGGCTCTATGGTCTTTAACATTTCAACATTCCCCAGATCATTGTTGTTACATTTCCTAGAATGGAGACACGGAAAATTGAAGATGCGTTTTACTCCACTCTGTACACCACCTCCTCTAATGGTTTCCTTATATACATTAATAGAGTTTGGATCACTCTGCTTCTTATCTCCCATGCATTCCTTGAATCTTTTTGTAAGCATGTCTACTACTTGCATGTCTTCCATCTCTGTATTCTCTCTTAGTGCATCCAAGGACATTTGATTCCTAAAATGCACATTCTCTCTTCTAGGCATATTATCAATTAATGACAGTATGTCCAAGATTTCTTTGTTGTCTTCATTATCATCTTGGTTGATGTAAGATTTCCCTGTAACCTCTTCAATTTGGTTCTCTAGAGACAAACCCACCCTACAGCGCCAGCACAGCTCATCTACTGTTTCTTGTTGAAGTACTGCATTGGTCAGGACCCTACTGGGTGTGACTACCAGTATAAAGTAATCTATTAAATAAGGTTTCATCTTGTCTTCATATGCAAGTCTTTTCCTCCTATATGAAGATACAGCCAGAGCCTCTACATCAATTGCTACTGTGGCAAGTTCCAAAACTTTTCGAGAGTCTTTGATTATGCAATCAGGGGTTAAGTTTACATTCATTCCCAGTTCGCTAAGGTTCATATCTGTCGAACCTCGGAGCATGTTGGCTACAAAATCATGCCTCACATGTTTGATGCCATTTATGTCATCTACAGAGTATGTTCGATGACTGTCGTCAGGAAGCCAGAGATCCACTCTATCGACATGGTTACTAGTACTAGGCAAGAGATGTGCCTCACACAGAACTTCAGGATGTGCTATAGAGAAATAGTTGTTAGGCACTTCTATATCACCAGGTCTACCCTGTACTTGCAGAATGTCAAACAACCCAAACTCTGCCCCTACAACACAAGGATAGGAGCTGGATATGTCCCACTTTTCAGGGTTTTTTGCTAGGTACATTCTTAATCTATGAGAGATCCCCATACCATTAGTGGTAGAGACATAAAATTGATTTAAGATGTTATCTTTCAAATACACTATTTTAATGGTTCCAGGGATCTCCAAGGGACTGCTGATACTTTTGACATGTATCACCCCTCCTCTTCTTGTAGTTGTGGTTAACAAACAGTCATGCATTGTTAAGAACCACACCCAGTCTTTCTCCTTGGGATAATAACCTAGTTGAACTAATGCTCTAGATCTAGACCTTCCTGGGACAGATGATAAGTAACACAAACCACTTGGGAGAGGTCCCTCATAGCTATTTATGGTAAGATCTGATATCCTGTAATTAGGGAAGAAGTAAGGCAACTCTTGCAAGTAGTAAATGTCTCTGGTTTCTGCAGCTGGAATGTCAATGGCCAGAGAGAAGTTGTAAAGATCTCGGTTTATGTAATCTTCTAACCTTATCACATCATCTTCCCTATTCTGCCCCCCCTGTTCTATTAAGAATGTTCTCATGGCATTCATCTCATCTCTAACCTGTATCTCCCTTTGTATGCTTACATATATCTCCATGGGGAATACTCCTCTCCTAGATGCACCCATAGGAGTGTTCGGATCAGAGATCGTCATCCATCTAGAGGGATTGAGTCTCAGCCATCTTCTCATATAGAATGACAACCCCAGACCCCTATCGATGGAGATCCCAGTAATGCATATCAAGCCCTCATCATTCTCGTACTCTATGGTCTCAATGGAAGGTACTTCATAGGATTGATCTAGGGTCATGACATGAGCTACCCCAAAAAATCCAGTTACAGTGCATGGTAAGGAGCCATAGGTTAGGAGGAATCTGATCCACTTCTTCCTGTTTGGGTAATATCCCAAGTTCATAAATGCTCTAGGAATGTGGTAAGTAGGAATAGATGACAAGTAACATAATCCATTGGGATATCTCCCAGAAATGTCCTGAACATTCCATTCATTGATGGGCTGGTCAGTATCAAAGAAAGGTAACTCTGACAAAAGAGAACTTCGATCAACAGGATAAATTGGAAGAGAAAGTGCAATAGAGAAGTTATAATAATCTGCATTTTCTTTATCCCTAGAACTCCCCCAATCATCTTGTCCTAGAGTCAAAATGCCATGGGGAATCTCATTTCTGACTAGTATCCAGATCTCTCTGGGCATGCGGGAATTCATCTTTACCTTGGTGAAGTCACGATTCGTCTTTGCTCCGGGTGTGGTTGATCTTTGCCTGGTTATGTTGGATGTGAAGTTAGTAATAATCCCCGAAGGTTTGTACTAGAG